CCACTACTTCAGCGAATTGATACTGCTTCATATCCGCCATTATTTCGCGGATAATTTTAATTACGTCTTCACCCATGCTCTTCTCCTTTCGTTTGTTATTTACCAACATTTTTTGCCTTGATGTTATATTATTTGCAATTTACCAATTTGTCAACATACAAATATATTTAATGCAAAAAATTTGTTATTTACAAAGAGGTAGAGTTGGACAGCAGCGGGGACATTGAGAGCAAGATCAGGTCGTATGAGGAATACCTAGAGGACCATGAGGGACAGCAGGTAGTGGTCTGCAAGCACCGTCGGGCAGCGGAACGGATACGGCAGGGGAAATGGATGATACCAGTCATGTGCCTGGATCTGGCGGCGGTAAAAGACCAATGGGCCGGGGACTAAGCCCCGGCTCTTGCTTTACTCTTTCTCAACAGCCTGGCCGTCCACATAGGCCTCAGCCAATATGTACCCGATCACCGAGCCAAACGCACCGATTACAGCAGCCACCTGTACGATCATGTTCTCCGGCACCTTGGCCAGGATAAGGCCTGATGTCGCCAGCCCGGTCAGCAACGCCCAAAACTTACGGCTGGAAAGTTTCTTTGCCCAATCAATTTTCATTATTTTATAACTCCTTCCCTGCTCAGTATTACCATCGTCTTGACAACATCGTCCGAAAGATTAATATTACCCTTGCCATCGCCGGCTATCGATTTCCGGTCCATCAGTTTTTTAATTGTAGGCTTTGCCCAATCAGGCAAATCATTATAAGTTTTATAAATCACTTCTTCATCCTCTCCTTTCAGATCCGCAAGTAATCTGCTCCAGGGGAAAGCTGCCCCCGGATCGTTCGGCCTGTTTACACTATCAATTCTGCAGTGTCCAACAATGTGGTCAGCATCAACCGGAATACCATGCTTGACCACTAATGCTAGATGCAGCAACCTGGTAGCCTGATACTGGGCCTCAGTGAGCCCCTGGCCGGCCAATGCCTCATGCTCGATACCGATGGTATAGAAGTTCGGATTGCTGCCGTCATACAGCGGCCAATTCGGTTTCAGAACAATCCCCGCGTGCCAGGCGGTGTCCTGATCAGCCACCAGTTGATATACCTCGCCTTTCTTGGTCACTAGGTAATGGGCTGAGGCCTTTGCTTTTGGATTCCTCAACCAGGACAGAGTACCCGGCATTAAGCCAGCGGTAATATGGTTTACAATGGCAATGATCTTCCGGCCCCTGCGGCCGGCGGTAAAGTTTGGACTGGGCGCTTGAATTATGTTCATAAGTCCTCCTTTCTATTGTGGTCCCTGCTGATCCTGATCCGGGGCATGAGTCGGATCGGCAACGGTACCGTCACAAAGATTCTCCAGTTTCCTTTTGCTGAACAGCGATATCCAGGCGAAGGTTTCCACTCCGGCCTCCCGGAAGTTTTCGGCCATACTCCACAACTCCACCAGGAACAAAATCGAATAAACGATGCTGCCAAACAGTTGGGCTGCTGCGTCATACCCAAAAACATACCTGGCCTGGGCAGCAACCACGCACATGCAGAAGTAGGCTACAATCTTTACTGCTGTTCCACGGAACATGGCATCTGAACGGATATGCCCACCAACAAAAGCCTGGTACATACCTCCATGGTTCTTGGCCTCAGCGAACAGTCTGCTGAGCAGATCCAGTACCAATACAATCCATAGAGCGTAAAGAGGAGCTCCCGGGTCCACCAGATAGCACAAGGCCCCCAATAAAAGTCCACCCAGCTGAGCCAGGTGGTTGGTAAAGATTTTCGTGAATGTTGATCCGAACATTGCTAAAACCCCAATTTGAATCACTCCTCTCTTAAGTAATAATTTTTGTACATATGGCATATAATGTATTTTGGTGTATAATGGAATCACGTTGAATCATACTATATCCAAAGGAGGTGAAACTATGCAAAAACTTACTGCGCTGTTTTTAATGGTGTTTATGGTGTTTGGGGTTACTGGAACGGCCTGGGCACAAACCCCGGAAGAAATACTACAAATAAGACATTACTTTCAAGACCAAATAGATTCCATCCAATCTACCAACAAAATGAGTAACGATGAAATATATAGCGTTTATGTTGACCTGAATAGGATACCTCAAGGAAGTGTAACCGCCACTGTTTATGAAAACATTAATGAGCAAGCAACTACAACAACCTTCGCTAATATAGTAGTCCAGCCAATACAAGGAATTAACGGCGCACACGATAAAATAACTCGATTTTGGTCTTACCTCGACAATAACAATGATGAGGTTTTTTTAGCCCAATGGGGAGGAGCGCCCGAAAATACTGTAATTGGTTATGCGTATGGAGTCACTAAAACACAAACCATGACTTCTTTTGTTACCGGTATACCTGAATGTTTAGGAAATGTCCGCATATATGATTATGTTGTAAGTAGCGGCGACAGCGATTCCTCGTCCAGTACGCCTACTACAACGAAAGCGGCAACCGCCACTAAAGACACACATCCTCAATGGGCTGAGGCTTACTTAGCAAAAGCGATTTTTACTTTAAGTGATAACACTTTCGTTTTTAATAACCAAATAGAGAAAATGGACGTTGCCCCCTACATCAAGGACAACCTAACCTATTTGCCTGTTCGCTATTTAGCTTATAGTCTAGGTGTAAAACCCGAAGAAATAGCATGGAATCAAGCCGATCAAAAAGTCACTGTTACTTCGGAAAAAACCATTGTTGAAATGACCATCGGAAGCAACATTATGACCGTAAATGGAACCGAAACCAAAATGGATGTTGCGCCTGAAATAAAGGATAATCGCACCATGTTACCTGCCCGATGGCTAGGGGGAGCACTGGGAGCAAAAGTCACTTGGAACGAACAAAGTCAATCGGCAATTATCGAAACAGCGAAACCGGGGGATTAAGCCCCGGTTTCTTATTATTAGCCTTGCTGGTATTCCTGCAACCTTATTCCTGCATAATTCTTACGGGTAGCCTCAAATTTCCATTTGACTTTGCTGTTGCTATTCCCATTATTTCTTTCTCTTATTTTGAAATAATCAGGACCGACCTCAATAACCCTTACATCATTTTCGCCATAAGACTGCACCCAAACATCCCAGGGTGTTGATTCCGTATCTGGTTCAATGCATTCAAGGAAAATAGGGTCAAGGTGCACAATTGCTTCACCGTTAATAAGATCAACAGTTCCCTTGTCATAGTAAAGTAATTCTGGAGATTCTACAGCGTTCAGTAACCGCGCGCCATAGTTTTTAGTAAATTCAATATAGTTAAGTGAACCCGTTTTGGATATGCTACCCTGAACAAGAAGATCTCCATTAACGGTAGTCCCGCTAGGGGCTGAAAGATAGATGCTAGACCCATACGCCTCTAATTCTGCCCCGCTTGCCCGCAGATATAACCCCTTACCGGATTCTGTTGTGAGTCTTAATTTAGAAGAATAAGCTGCCAATTCTCCGAATAGGACACCGTTCTCATAAAGTTTCAAATGAGCTTGACTTGAATTAGCCAAAGTTTCAAACACTTTTTGATTGCTATAAATAATTGCCAATCTGTTGGTTTTGTCCAATACAATATAATCAGTAGCGTTTTCCGCTCCCGTCCTAAACTCTGAAGCATAAATTTCACCATCAATAATTTTTATGCCATACCGCCGTATCAAATCCCTTATCCAGCTCCCGATCAGCACCCTTAGATTATCGTCAGCGTCATACACAGAAAACCCAGCACTATCTACCGTCACATAACCCGGCTGATCGCATTTGGTGTTTGCCACAGTATCATCGGTGTATTTACCTGCATTTTCCCAATCGCCAGCAGCATAGGATTGACCAGTGGCTTTTGCAGTTTTACACTTTTTTATATCTCCCGTTGGCCCGCCGGTCCATATATCTCCCACATCGTAGGGAGGCGTCGGCTGTGAAGTGAATGTCCTTGTCTTTGTGGCAGGGTCATAACCATCTTCAAAAGTCGAAGCAGTTCCTACTTGGATTAAAGCAGCATTAAGCAGTCCGGTTGTGATTTCATCAGCCGTAAAACCGGCACCGGTCCCGAAGGTGCGCCAGTTCCAGGTATCCCCGGTTTTGGTGTTGGCCAGGGCAAATATCCCGCCGCCAATTTTCATAGCTTTGGTAGCGCTGGCGAAGGTGGCTGCATCCATGATCAGGATGCCATCATCTTTTGTTTGGAAAACATAGCTGGTAGTGTTTTCTATCTCGTTCTGCAGGACTGATATCTTGCCGTCTAGCCATGCGGTGTTATAGGTGCTATTCTTAACGTCCCGGATCTCCTTCTGGACGTTATAAGTAACCTCAACGATAGACGGAGCGAAGTTACCCACGGTCACAGAGGATGAACTCGGGTCCAGCAGATCTCTCTCCAATTCAATCACCCTGGCCGACATTCTTAGTTTTGGAGTAAATGCCTCATCAATCACCCTTACAGTATCACCCAAGCGGACAGCTTCATGGCTGTATCCTGAAAGCATCTCCAAAACGATTGCTTTTAAAGTATAGGTAGCCCGCAGGCTGTTCACTGTCTGTAAGTAATCCCAAGTCTCCTGTAGCAGTGCAGCCGCATCCTCCTGTTCCTCGTTGGTATAGACCCCATACCGATGTCTATTTCCTGGCCTGCCGTATAAAGCAAGGGCTGAGGTGTCACCAACCCATTCCTGATCGGCAGGTTTGTCTGCCGGATCTCCGCCGGCAACGGTCCAGACCTCATCCTTAAAAGTCAGCCGGCGGCCGTAACTGCCGGAGTCAGTCTCGACCCCTTTGCCCCGGCCATACATGGCGGTACAAACGTCAGTCAAATCGATCTCCCTGTTAATCTCCTCAATATCTTTATCATAGCTAAAGGTCTTGCCGGTATCAGCTCCCCGCTGGCGCATGAGGTCCACGTACCTGGTTATGACTCCGCCCATTATCAGGCAGCGCCAACGCAGTTCCCCGCCCCATGTCTCGGCTACCTTCTGTACTCCTGCAAGGGCCGACTCATAATATACGTTGCAGCTGGCTGTCCCCAGATCATCAACGATACCCACATTCCAGCGGGTATTTGCTAGCACACTGGTTATAGCGGCAAGGGCCGTAGTTGATGGCCGGACATCGGTCACGATATCATCAATCAACTCATACAGGCAGTGTTGACAGTAAACCTGCTTTTCGAAAGTATTTTTATGGGTATCGGTAACCTGTTTGATCTCGAAAAACTGCCAGTAGGCATCCAGATCGATAAAGGCAACCAGACTGCCCACAGTCAGATAAGGCATATAATCAGGATTGATAATCTTGAACCTGAACGTGTTGTCACCATTAAGCTTTTCGTAATGCCTAGCATCTGTATAATCGGATGCTGGGATAATGGCCGTCAGCTCTTCAGACGAATTAAATATGTAGAGTAGGTTCGCCTGAGCTGCAACTGTAACTAAAGCCCTGGCCCCCTCGTTGAACAAGGCATCGTTAAATAGATGAGAGTTAAACATACATTACCTCCCGGGCATAAAAAATAAAGCCCCTGTGGCTCAATGTGTGCTGCGCATAATTAGTCTACTGTGCAGCTTCTAAG